CAAATAAATCTATCAAATCTATTCTCTCTCAAATGATGAAGCTTTAACTTCCAATCATAGATCATCATATGGATAGTGAATAGTGTAATTCAATTCCAGACCGCTGTATGGTGGTGGGATATCATCAGCTTCTAAGTCTGACTCTTCCCCTTCTAAGTAATCAAGTGCTTCTAACAGGGAGTCTGTGTACCAGCTGTCACTACCTTCACTCACAACTGCATCTTTCATTGTGGAAAGTAGCAGGATAATCAACCCTCGTTCGTTTCTATCCCTAGTTGCAGTGTAAAGCCTCTTAAAGGACTTTAACAACCCACTGTAACTGCGCTGTGTTAATCTGTGATTACCACCCACTATTTCCTCAGCATGACCTTTGAATAAGGCATTCAGCTCTGCCCTGATCACATTGTCTCTTAGATTACCAGTAAACCCAGGTAACACATTTGTTCGTCTTTTAGAGCCTTTCTTCACAGCTCCTGCCTTCATAATGGCTTTTAGATTGACACCTTCTAAGATGTTATTCCAAAAATGTTCAACATTCTTTACATCTGCAAGCTTAAAGAAGTACTCTGAGTGGGCATCTACGTTTGGAATACCGATGTTTCTTAACACTTGAGCTTGATACTTGTACACTTCATCTTCTGTTTTGAAATCAAAAATCTTCTCAGTGACCTTCTTTTCACCGGCCCAACGTGGTTTTTCTTCTCTCTCAGTAGTTGGTACAGGTTTAGCCTCTAGTCTCTTTCTTTCAACGACTGGTAAATCTTTTGATGTCACAAGTTTCTTTAGCTTGCCAGGGTAGCAAGTCTGATACATTGGGATACCCTTAACATTGACAACTGAGACATCACAAGGGCCAAGCCACGGAATGTTTGGAAGTAAAATGGGTGAATAGGTTGTCAGGTTAGCGTAATCTTCTTTAATACTTTCCTCCGCTGTAATTAAGGTGTCCTTATTGTTGAAAAGGTAAAACACTTGCTCTTCATCTCCTTCCCAGTTTCTATCTACCATGCTACTTTCGGGATCATCAGAGCCAGAAACACAGTCCATCGCATCCTCGAAATCTTCATCATCTGGGTCTAACACATAATTGGTACAGGACAATTCATCTAATCGTAAGATGTTGTCAAAATACTCCAATTCCTTATCTCTCTGACTTTCCAAATCATCAAACATTTCTGCAAAATCATTTCTCATTGTCCGTTCTGCCAGTCTCAGTTGTCTTATTCCTAGCAGTTTATTGTAACTGCCTTTTAAGCTGACTATAGCACCTATATGGAACATTAGCTGTGATTTAAAGGATTTAGTATTAGGGATTACGATGGAGGCGTATAGGTTTGATCTTCTTAACTCCCAAAATTTTGGTGAGTTGGTTCTTTGGGCTCGAATGTAGAGTTTGCTAAGCAGCTCACCCAGAACATCTGGGGAAGAATTTGCCTCAAAAGATAAGCGCAAAAGCTTTGCGATTTGGACTCTATTTCCCTGTAGAGAGTACTCCGGGCCAAGGTTCGTGTGGTCTTCAATGCTTTCTAAAGCTGCTTTTGTCATCATAAACAGGTAGTCTTCAACAATCGTCCTATCTAACATGGGTAAGTCTTTCCAGGACATCTCTGAGAAGACAACTCTAATGGCACTAAGAGCGTTTAAAGTGGGTTTTATGCCCATTTTTGAAGTTAAGGCATCCAGCACTGGCAAGTCTTTATCTCTCAATTCCCCTTCTGTTACTAATCGTTCCATGACTTTCCGCTCTTTGTGTGTCACTCTTGCAAATGAGAACCCATCGATCAAGTCTAACACGGGAATGTCTTTGTGTGACATACCCTCTAAGAGACTTGTATCAAGTACATCCGGCGCTACTGTAGACCTATAAGATGTAACACCTTGTTGATTCGCCAAAGAAAGAGCTCGGGTCAAGGATCTTTCAGATCCTAAAAGCAGCTGATTCTTATACTTTTCTTGCAGATTGCCAAAAGAAGAGTGTGTTGGGTCCAGGGACAACACTTTGTAGGTTTTGCTACTTGTTGCATTGGCGTATAAAAGCTTCTTGTCGACTGTTTTTTCATCATCAAAGATGAGGTCTTTTACGCTGTCCAGCTTATGTTGTCTATAAAAAGTTGGATTTAAATCATAGTTTTGATACATTTCAAAATCAACTGGGAAGCCATCGAGTGTATACTTTTCTCCATCTTTATAAAGCTTATTAATACCCAATTTCCTCTGTACGACCACAGTTTTCTGCATGATCATGCCCCGTTCACCTGGATAAACCAATCTTGGTTGATTTAGGTCTCCAAAACCTAGTTTAGGCGAACCAGTGTCGTTTATAGAATAACTAATCTGTAGCATCATCATTCCTCTAGTTGTTAAGAAATTTTGTAACAGAAAGTAGACCTGGTCAAGGAACTCAATGTCTTCTAAATAATAGATGTGATGATACTCTCCCAATCTCTTTGAAACTTCAACCACACCGAACTTAGTATAAAGCGTAAATTCTGAGCTCCCATACCAAACATTGATTGCCCGTTTTTGTGGGGTATTGTAAACTGCATAAGGTAGAAGTGTCTCAAAGAATGTGTAAGGGGCTAACATTCTTAGCCTAAAAACTTCACTCAATATAGAAGTTGTCTGATTGCTATAACCGCATGCCTGACACTCAGAATTTGACTTGAGCTTATCGAAGATGCTCTTCTTTAAGGGGCATCGGAATGCTATCTTCAATAACAAGTACATGTGTTTTAACCCTTCATACTCAGAATTCCATAGTTGGAATTGGTCCATGGTGAAGTACTGAGGTCTTTTCTCAGAAATGAAGTAGCGCCTGGTACAATAGAAATTAATATAAGTCCAGAATCTCTCAGGTGTGTCAACACTGACACCAGAAGGAATGAAGCAATAACTGCTTCTTGTCCTCTCCATATCTTTTGAAGACAACTTCATCAAGAAGTCCTCTAGGACATAATCATTCTTAAACTTGAGATTGCTTTTAACCCACTCTGTCAGTGTGTCCATCCTACCCGTATCAGGGAACAAGAAATTTAAGCGGGGCTCTTTCCTATATGCCACAATTTCATTGATTGTGTGGTGATTGAGACCCAAGCCTAAGGTTTGGAAAGTGGTGTATACTAAAGGTTTACAGGTTTTACTGCTGGCCACTACCATAGAATCCATATCAATAAATACACTTTCTGACGCTTTCATATAACCTAGGAAGTGGCTATGATTCTTTGTGCTCTTTTTTGTGTACATTGTCAAAGCCCTCAAGGCAGAGTACTTGATGCACAATTTCCTTAAATCAGCTTTCTTCTCTCCCCTTGCTGTCAATACCATGGTCTTTGCAAATAAGGTCATTACAAAGATCTGCGTCATGTCCACGCCTGTCAGAGAGTATACATACGCAGGATCCTTAAGTCTTGAATAATGACCAGCTGTTTGGCCTAATGTCTCATAGTTTTCAACACTTGAATAAAGTTTCAGCAATGCCATTATATCTTCATCAAAGAGGTGCATTAGTTTATGTTGCTTATAATAAGGGATGTGGTAATTAGCAACTGGCCCTTTGCCAGGGAAATATTCACCAAAGAGGCTCTCAGCAACACTCACCCGAAAGCCTCTCTCACCCGCACTTTCCAAGGTATCTAACATGATTTCTTGAGCATCAGCACCGAGTAGAATCAGGTGTAAGGGATGCATGTTGAATAGACCACCATAAACCAGAGGCAGTGAAGAAAGGGTCTTAATACGAGGTATATGGTAAAATTTGCGGATCATTTCTGCCATTGTGAGCATTGTGTAGTAACATTGTGTCATGGTGCCGCCATTTGAAAATAGCTCCACTACCTTAGAGACTATAGTTGAAATATCGTCAACCCAACCTTTCCCCTTAGGTTCAAACCCAACATTAGCCAAGAATTTGTGTGTCATAGGTATCAGTCTTCTATTTGCATACATGATGGATATCATTTCAAAAAAATTCCTCGATAATGCACACTTCTTCTTTGACATTAAGTGGTTTAGCCCTTTTTGGTACATCTCATACTGCTGAAAGAGGAAGATATTGTGATCCCAGTTTCTAGAAAAAATAGCGCCACCACTATCATCACTGTGGGCAAGGAGATTAAAGGAAACACCGAGTGGCCTGGAAATCTTCGAGTCGAAATAAAGCTGTGTAGACGCATGCATAAGGGATGAGAGGTAGTTAAATATGCCCATCATGAAACTGTAATGCATTTGGAGTTGATAATCACCTCCAGGTGACATTTCCTTTAAATGTTCAACTAGATGTTCAGTAACGGAGTTCTTTTTTAGCAGCTCTACATATCGTTTCTGAATGCGAACCTTCTTGGTGTGCATCAAAGACCAAACTGTGTTAAAGTACTCCACAAAAGCTTCAGGTAAGTAGGGTGCCATACCATTGACGAAGTACTGATACTTCCATAGGTTTGACTTAGGAGCCCACTTCCGACAGTCTAGTGTAGCATAGGTACAGACATCTTCACCGTATTCAAATTCAAAGACTTGGCTATGGATAAATTTCGGACGCACGTGGCTCTTTTTATGAATGAGCTCATTCGGCATCCAACTACAAAGTATCTTGAAAAATCTCTCTAAGGGCGATTGTAGAACTTTCGTAGTTTCGCTCATGACATAGATTTCTCTAGAACCTTTCCATTGAGCTTTGTCTTTCAAGTCAAATTCTAAAGCAACGTTAGGCAATGATAAAATTTTGTCTTTGAAGCTGACGTGTGTGTTCGAGACAACTCTCCTATACTCAGTGTTTGAAGTTGGTAAGTTTTCACTAAATTCTTTTAAAGCACCTAAAAGTTGATTATCTCCAAAGATGACGTCATGTCCTTTTTGACCCCAGAATTCACCTTCAGTTGAGCGCATACCTTTACTAGTACTAATTTCAGTAAAAGATGTGCTAACAATCTTGTTGAAAGATTCAGACAGAGATTCTTTTGTGACTGAGCGTGACAGATATTCCCCGGCAAATTTACCCACACAGAAGGACAAGCGGGGGTCAAACTTTAAGTCGTCGGAGGACAGCTGCTTAAAGTAATCCTCACTATAAACATCCACAGAAGTCTCTCTCAATAACCTCAATGGATCTTCCCCAAATGAGTTTACCACAGAGTTGTGAGTTTCCAAAACACTCTTCAAATTTCTGAGATGCTCGTTGACTGCATCGAACGGTGCTACTGTCATGAGAATACTCTCATCGAATTTTTCAGCACAAAGATCAAAATTGTCAATTACTACGCCTGTAATCATGTCATAGAGGCGCCCTTCTTTTGAGTTTTCATAAATGTTGAAATAACTTGCTGCGAACTTTTTCTGGCAATACGAAAAATAAGGGTCATATTCGTAATCAACCATATCATCAATCAAGTCCAATAAACTAGTGTATTCGGCCATGCTATTTAAGTAAATATAGCGAAAGTAACCAAACCAAATCTCCACTTTGCGTCTCTGACTATACATATTCAAGACCTTACAAGAGGTGGTTTTACGGAAAACCTCCTCAGATAAACCTGACTCCACATAAGAGCTGCAGTAATAATTGGAAAAAGTGTAGTAAAGTTCAGTAGATCTCTTTAATTGAGTAAACGTCCACGATTGCCAAGGGGTGACACAGTAAAGCTTCCCGTCAACATCTACTAACTTGTAGCTAGACGAGGCGTACAGCCAAGAAAGGCTTTTGTTGATGGGGAAATAAACTTTGAATAATCTAGACCTCTTTGTAGACAATATCTTTTTCCCTCCTTTAATGAAAACCATAACATCCTCATATCCCAAAGAATCATAAAAGAAATCATCTTTGTTCGTCTTAATGTTTGAGTAAAACAACACGGTGTAAGCTAACCGAGAAATCAATTCTAAATCATGCATGATATACGTCTTTCTCAAAAAATCTGAGTTTGATTTGACCAGGTCTTTCATCTGTGTTAAAGTCTTTTTTAAGTTTATTCCTACTGGTTCTGTTTCACTCCTGATGTCATCAGTTGTCGCCTCAGGCTTTTCACTCCACAGTATGGCCAAAAGCTCATCCACTCGATTTTGAAGCAAATCTAAAGGCTGGTCGACACACACACGGACTGGACCACGCTTTTTATTAAAGTGTTCCATTTCTTTGGGCCAATCATTTTTCATAGATTGCCTGTTCATTGTGATACGGTTTTTATAGGTTTTACGTGTGGGTTCTGCCACTGCCCGCACTAATTGTCGTTTCTTTTCATGGAAATCATCTAGAGAGGTTTGCACTTCATTAAAATCAAAGCTGGCAGGCAACAGTTTTCTAAGAGCATCGCTAGTGTAGCAGCCCTTGACCTTGCGACCAAGTTTTCTATCACCATTAATTTTAGAAAGTAAATTATTGTAGCTCAAGTTCACTTCCTTCATACACTCATCTAATAACTTCAAATCCGTACCTCTCTCAAGATTTAATTCAACTTTAGATGACGTTGATCTTCTAATAAGCATATCTGTGATAGGCAAATCAACGACGATATTCGGTTTTACGCTTTCACCTTTGGTGCATTGTGTGCCGCATGGGTAAACAAACCAATTCTTATCCAAAACCTGTAAATCTTTAGATTCTCTGAGCTCGGCGAGCTTCCCTGTGTAAACTTCTTCAACAAGAGGAGCTTGATCTGAAAGCTTATGGTCTACTAAAGTAGACATGCTGTTAGCTTTCGCCCCAGTGTAGAGCTTTCTGGAGTAGTATCTTTCGAAATCACTAGTATCAACAAACTCTTCCGTTTTTTGCTTACGGGAATCTGAAACATTGAAGACAGGAGCCCCGTATAGCTTAAAAGGTTCTTCCTCATTACTGAAATTGCCACTGAACTTCACACACTTCATTAGCTCTGGCGAGAGATTCTGTATGTAACTCAGCAGAGTGTTTTTTGGAACACCTGTTGTATCGTTTTCAGCGTAGACTTTGTTGAAGGTTGCATCCACGATCAGAACGAACTTAGCATTGTAGCGAGTCATCTTCAATTGCCTCTCAACTTTTTTTGATTCTCTCTTTATCATATTGAAAGCACTTTGCTCTCTCATGCGGCGTATCCCAACTTTCCGGATAGTCGGTTTAAAATGAGTTGGCAGCTCGAATCTAGGGATTAAATAGGGGAACTCGATGGGCTCTGAATCTGCTTCATTGCTTAACAGCTCACCCATCAATTCGGAAATGTTAAATTCTAGTTCAGTAATAGATTTTTGCAGGTTTGAGAATGCTATTTCAGCGTCATAAATGATATCTTTATCTAACCTCCTTGCCACATCCATCAAGTCAACCTTAATCCCAGTAACCCCTTCGTCTAGAGATAGAGTAGGGTAGTACTGTACAATGTTCACCCCCTTCTTTCTACACATATCCACTTCTGGAGCATATTTGTTGCGACTCTGCTTAGTTGATAATGAAGTCACATATTTCTTCACAACTGTGAACTCTATCAAGACCAGTTCTTCATTTACCACTAGCAACAAGTCAGGTGTTCGGATGGAATCAACACCATAGTAGCTGAAAGGTTTCTCCTCGATAGATTCCAAACCTAATAAGTCCAAGAATAGAGTTTTGAACACGTTGTGTCTGATCTTATAATAGGCTTTAGAATCACTACCTGTCAATGCTTTGTTGCTCTTCTTTATTGTGTACCTACTGTCAACAAATTGGTACAAGTAACGCATGTCCGGATTTTCAATAACACACGCACGAGGATCATCTTGGATAGCCTGTGATGGTTCCATAACCGGAGGATAATCTTGCTGAATTTCAGCTCGATGAATAGCTGGAGTGAATAACGACCTTTGATAATCTGAGACCTGCATCATGAAATCATCTAGATCCACCAGCATTCCATTCAGATACACTTGAGCGATTATCAAATAATGAATTGGGTAATCATTAAAAAGGAAAACAACATTTTCATTCTCACCATACCTTGCGGCGTAGCAAATGCCCCCAATTTCCCTGAAGATTATCACAGAGAAGCTGTAGTTGGACATCACATTAATAATGTGTTTGTCTTCAATGTAGGCACTACGTTTGAGACCCAATAATTCGTAAAGTACGTCAGATGACGGGTATGTAGGCTCAGCCGTCATACCTCGGAAATAACTCTCCAGAGTATTAACTGCAATAAAGAAGCAATCACCTGAACCACCCATATCGATGAGTCTTGAGGTACTAATCTGCAATAAATGCGAGGGGATCTGATGCTCAGAGAAGACATTAACCGTACGCAGATGAACGTTGCTGTCAACAGAAGCAATCAGTGGAGTGATAGACCCAACAGTCATCTTTTTAGTAATACCTTGGCTATGAAAAGTTAGCTTGCGAGACATTTCTAACTGAGCTTCTTAGGATTTGTTTAATTGTTC